TAGAAAGATCTGATTGTTGCAGGTGGATTTTCAATAGCAAACTCTGAAATAGTTTCTGGTGTAAATGAAGCGCCCCTGCCCCCGATTGTTAGATCTTTCCCAGTGTAAGCTAATAATGTCCCAGATGTTGTTACTGTATTAGCCAGCGCTCCGTTGATATAGTATTTCAAACTGTTTGACTTGTAAGTAACAGCGATATGTGTAAAAGATGAACTTGATAATGCTGTATTTGATGACACAGTGGCAGTTCCAGCGCTTGTTTTGAATTTAAAACCATTTGAAGATGATGTATTGAAAAACTCAAAACCAGATGTTGAAGTAGCATTTGACCAATTACTTATGTATTCCCCATTGCTTGAGAATGAGCCATTATGGAACTTTGCATAAACCTCAAAACTAAACTCGTTAGTATAAGCGCTACTTGATGAGTTGAAAACATCGTAAGATATATGATATGGTACTCTAATATAAGAGTTACTTGCTAGTAATACGCTTTTATTGCTAGGGTCTGACACCACACCACTTGTTTGACCAGTGAGCACCGAACCGATATATCTGCCATCATTCCTATTAGCTACTCTTTCAACAAAATTACCTGCCGTATTTACAGACCAAGAACCGCTGGAAAAATTCAAATATGTAACATCACTCTTGCTACCAACATAATCAAAACTAGGCATTGTTACACATTCATGCCCCCATACCCAGTCAATCGTACCGCCAATATCCTTCTTTAAAGCAATGCCGAAATTATTAGTTTTATGAAAGAACTCTATTCTTATTTCGTATAATTTTCCAGCTGTTAAATCCATTTCCTCTGTCAAAAATGTTGTAGCAGTGTTATTACCTGGGTCAATCTCATACCACTCATTAATTTCAGTTAAGTTCTTATTAAAGAACATCCTAACGCCGCAATTTTTGACATCAAGACACAATCTTTGGACACCGCTGCTTGAGGGGATATAATAACCATCAAATACACCATTGTAATAATCAGTTATTGTTGACCCATTAGATGCAGTAAAAGAATCATTTTGATAATTCAAACTCACTGGCTCTGCTTCACCACCAGGTTGAGTTGAAATAGCATTGGATGTAGAAACAAAAGATGGAGCTACATATGTAATAATATCCAGAGATACTTCCTCAGCAGAAAGAGTTCTGTCGTTAGCATCAAGTTTAATATCTTTAATTGTATTCTGCTGTTTCTCTGGTAAGGCTACAAACCTAGCCCTGAGGGATGCAGTCGGCACTCTCTGCGTGGTCGCTCTATCAACAGTATCCTCATCAAACCCGAAATGTAAAACAGCGTCATCTTTTTTATATGTCTTTGAAGGCTTTGAGAAATAATCAATATCATTTTTTGGAAAATTAGTTCTTAAAAGAAGATTGTTAACAGCTTCCGCAATTGTACTCTCCTGCATAAAGTAGCCATTAGTGATCATTTTTTCATTCGTAAACTTATTCCAATTGCTCAGAGTAGCATTCACTGTCATGTCGTTAGATGAAGATTGCCATTCATCAACATAAAAAATTCCACACGGGACATATTCGTATGGATCAAATACCACAGTTTCGCCAATAGTGTGAGCAAAGGCTTCCGTATCCCCATACCCCCTTTCAACAACAGCGAGAGTATTGTATGAATCTTTATAACACAGAACACGCTCTTGAGTTGTTGCGCCAGGGTTTATAGTTACAATATAATTATTATTACCACCACCCGATGGCATACCGTCTGTTGAGCCTACTGTGATTGCTGATGAAGATGATATGATGTTGGCACTCAGAACTGTATTAATCAGTACCTCTTTTGTTTTCTCTATCTGCCAACCTGTGTAAACATATGCCCGCAAATCTTTTTTCATATATTTACCGTATGTTGAGGCGGAACTGAACAAGTTAAAATCTTTACCATTATTGTCAAGTTTTAATGAGCAAGTTGAAGAACCACCGCCTGCAATTGGGAGACTTGTTTCGTGTACATCTCTTACTTTAGAAACATTAAAATCAATTACATAATCTGTAACATCTGTCTGGTAAACTGGCGCTACTTCATTCACCCTCGCACGATCAAGTGGGTTCTTAGTAGTATAGATAGTTAATACCACTTTGTTAATATTAGCGCTATTTAAATAGTGCGTATTATAATAAGAAGCGTCTGGTATTTCTGAATCAGTATTAAATACCATTGTGGTTGTATCCTCATAGGCTTGAATGTTATAAGATTTGATTTGACCATTAAATTCTGATGTAATAACTTTAAGTATATTTATTGGTCTGCCTGTAAAGTTGTATTGAATAATTACTGGGCTGGTAAACTCATACCCGCTTCTTGTCGCATGGAGTGAGCTTGTGCTTTTGACACCAGACACAAAACCATATTCATAATTGTCATCTTTTGACGATGGAAGCGCATGCCATTGACCATTGGCTGTAATTGTTTTGCCAAACTTATCTTTTGCATCACAAACAGCCCATGTAAATGACTGGCGTTCTATCCCATTCATTGACTCATTTGGAGTAAAATAATAATCAGACCTATTTCTTTTATTAAATTCCACCTCGCTCGTAGACAAAGATCGGTATGTCGGCGTTATTCGGTTAGTCCTCAACAACATCCCAGACACTTCTAGATTAATATCGTTAGTTGTTGGCGTTGTAAATGATGATGTAGATGTAGCAATTTCTGTATTATTATATTTAGTCACATGCCTGCTGTCTAACCAGTCAATCAGGATTAGAGGCTTAATTGTCTGAGATATGGCAGTCGTGCTCTGCACAAAAGTGTCAGATATTTGTTTTCCATGTAGACCGTACTGAAGCATTTAAACCTCTTCCAAGGTTATAGAGCAGTCCCAGAAATATACATCATTAGACAAGTCTCTTCTAATCAATGATTCATTATAATCTTTCACTAATACATTATAACTTGTTTCTGTTGGTGGTGTAACCCCAGACTCATCTAAATTAACTATTTTTAATATATGATGGCTTGGGTCGGAAGCTATGGTTTTAATATAATCACGAGCCTCTTTTTGATCCGCTGTGTACTCTAGTGAATTAGGTAGCCATGACCATGAAAGACTGAATGTTCTTCTACCCGATCTACTTGTAGACTTATAGTACCTTGTCTTTCTATTATTCCAATTTTTATTTTGAGTAAAAATTGGCTCAAGACCAGAATCAAACTTCCTGTTGTGATTTGTAATTGCTCTACCATCAAGAAGCATAAATGTTCTAATTACGGATGAATCAACAGTTCCATTAACAGCAAACTTAATTGCCTCAGCAGTCATGTTCCCTATTTCAACAAGATTAATTCTAATTGTTGCAAGAGATATTTTGCCAGCAACAGTTAATTGCAATGATGATGACAATGCAGAAATTGCTTGTGAAATCTTAGTCCCAACGCTAGTTAGTGATGCAGAAGCTGAAACCACTGCGGCTGAGTTTGCAAACTTCATAAAAGCAGCGGTAATGTCTGCAGATGACGACAATACTGCAGCGGACTCTGCAATTCTCGTAACTGTTTGAGCAACATCTACAGAGGCACTTTGAGAAGATTCCGAATACGAAAACTTCATCATTGTTACAGCAACAGTTGTGTTGGCAGAAACGGTGACTAGTGCATCTTGTCTTTCTGTAGCTACGGTAGCAGTTACTGATAAACCAGAGAGCGCAACATCTGCAAAAATAATTTTATGCGCACTAACGCTAGAATCAGCCTGGGCTGAAAGTACAATATCGCCATGAATTATTCTATAAGAATCAACTGTTAAACTTGCAGATGAGCTTAAAGCGACTATTACATCATTGTCGTCTGCTAAGTAGAAATCAATACCACTATTGAGGGGCTCGGAGAAGCTAAACCAACTGGCAGACATTTAAACCTCCACCAAAGACAACTCAACATCATAATACGAACACTTTGTTGGCATATGTCTTCTTATCAGTGTTTCTGAATACGAATCAATAAAGCATTCATATTCTGTATAACCCTCACCTGGGGCTAGTTCTATCCCGACTGTTACGCTTGCTCTTGTGTTGACTAAATTACTTAGATAGCTTTGTCCAACCCGACCATCTGCAGTTATATTCTGCACACTTGGGAGATACTTCCAGCTTATTGAAAACTTTTGCTTATTCTTAGAATAGTATCTTCTTCTGTGACCGCTGGCTAGGTCAATATCGTTAGCAGCAATCTCCTCATCAATCTTCAAGGTTCTTCCGTGTTCTGTAATCTCAATACCGTCAATTGTTAGCAACTTGTATAGATCCATTATTGACCCCTATTCAAACCATTGTATGTTGAAATTACACGATTTTCAAGACCAGCGGCTTTTTGGTTCTTTGGCAAAATCTTGGTGTTGTAATCTTTCATCATTGAGTTGAACCATTCTGGCTCTCCGATAAAGTTGTCAACATAGATGTTTACATTCTGTGTTGATGTTGTCATTCCGCCAGCCGCACTGCCACTGTATGATGCCTGTGGTACTGAGAACCCTGCGCTTGGGACATTAAACTTCATTTGATTCATTGCTTCAAGATGTGCTAAGCCGTATTTCTTTACAGCCGCAGAGTTAAGAACATACTCTCCACCATGAAGAATAGAAGGAACTTCCCCGCCTTCTTTAAACTTGAGGTAGCCACCTTTCTTAAACTTAGGCATGTATCCGCCGTTATATGCTCTTCTGTTGTAAGGCAAACCGCCTGGAAAGGACATCTCATTCATCTTAAATGTGTCATACACCTTTTGGATTTTTTCCATCAATTGCGGATTGTCATACGGCATATCAAAATTCTGCGCAAAAGGATTTCTTGACATTACCCTTGACCAAGCATTCTCTCCCGCCATTGGGTAATAATATGAGTTTAGATACTCTGATGGGTTTATGTTTGCCCCTTGCTTCATAGAACCAAACATCGTTGATGAATTAAATTGATCAAAATGACGACCAGTTTTTACTCCAAGAAGCTTAGCGAACAAGAACGAAATGGCATTATCGGCATAATCTTCTGATCCATGATCACCTCCAGAAATCTTATATTTCTGAATTATCTGTTCAGGAGATATAGTGCCAAATGTAGACCCCACATCTGCTTGTTCTGTAATCTTAAGAACTTCTATCATATATTTTTCTAATTCATCTGTTGGGTTTATCCCGCTTCCTTTCTTGATAGGGACAACTTTAAATGTTCCTGCTGGGAAATTCAGCCCTTTGCCTGGTGGGGGTGTAAAAAATGTATCAACTGTATATAAGTTATCCAATGCTCCTGGGTTATTTTTCAACATTGGCAGTAATTGTGAAATTATAAAATTACCTTCTTGAACATTTTCACGGAACCCATGACCAGTTACTCGGTGATTAAGAGCAAAATGCAGGGTGTCTCTGAAATACTCTGCCTTATCTCCTAAATTATATGGACCACCAGGGTATGGACCTTTGAAAGATACCATTGAAGTTGTATCAAATGCAGACATTGGTTTTAGAGTAAGGTTTCCAAGTTCATCAATATCAACTGGATAAGGTGTTTCATGTGTTACGAAAAGATCCTTGAGCTTAAAGTAATCTTTTTTACCTTTTACAATCGTATCAATTATCTCTCCAGTGTTCCCAGACATTTTTACTTTTTGCTCATTTACAGCAATAGAACCAAGTGATTCATATTCTTTAAATTTCAACATTGCAAAAAGATCTTTGTTTCTCTTCCAGTTATACAACAAGGCTGAGATAAATGTGTCATCCTTGCTATTTCCCATAACATCTGTAAAGCCAATTATTGCACGAGCCCACTCATTAGCTATTGCATCACCTTCAACAGTTCCAGGTTTCAAATTGGAAATTTCATAAGGATTTAGCCCTACTGATTTTATATTCAAAGATGGGTTTCTTTTAGCAAGACCTTTCAATGGGCTCTTCATTCCGCCAAAGACAACATTTTCTTTTCCAATTTTATGCACATACAGACCTAGTTGTTTTAGGTCTAAGCCGCCAGTATCGTAATTATATTTAGGCATTTCACCGAGCACGCCAGTGCCAGCTTTATATGTTTTTATCGGAGTAATTTTTTTAATAATTTCAAGAGCACCACCTGACCCACCAGTAGTCAACTCTTTAGGAGCAAGCGCCATTCTTTCCCTTAGGGACATAAAAATATCACTTGTTTCTTTGTAAATATCTTTCCCGCCAGGACCAAATTTATTAATAAAACTAATTGGCTGGTTTGCTTTTGGCAGCAAAAGATCAGATTGTTCTTGCAACCACCACTCCATACCTGGTTTTATATTGCGAGCTTTTGCTATATTTTCAAGAACATCTGGAGGCAGTACCCCATCACTATCTTTTAGGAGTCTGCTCGTTGCCCACGCAATATCTTTTTGCAAATTATTAAAATCTATTACTTCCCTTGAGGCTGGTATAATTCTTGGGTCAAAAGACTTTGGCATTGGAATATCGCCAGTCTGTTGGAATATATCATTTGCCAATTGAGCTGGGTCTATCTTACCCATGTTCTCAGCCCACTCTGCCAGTATCTCATCCGTTGGGGCTACATTAGATCTAACACCAAGCAGATTGTCTATAATAGAATTGTAGTAACCAACTTCGTCTAGGCTTTCCATTGATCTAGGGATTAGACCCTGGGCTTGCAATCTTGCTTTCAATACATCTCTTTGGAGCTGAGTTGTTAATTTATTTGTTTGACCGCTTGCAATATTATCTAATTCGTCAAATAGATCAAGAACTTGCTTATCAATTGCACCGTCAGAACCAGCAAAAGCGGCACTTGCTCTAGGAGCAAAGCCATCTTTAAAGACATCTTCAACAGATACCGCAGGGTTTTTCACTGGGGCTGGTGGAATAGCAGGTCTTGGTCCCTGCATCTGTATATCAAATACATTTTCAGGTTTTAATATAGATGGGTTAAAAGGTTTTATTCCAGGCTTTTTAAACAAATCAAGTATTGGTCTGGCAATCTTACCTTCTAGGTAAGTACCAACTCCAGGAAACTTCGCTTTCATTATTGGCGCT